CTGATGTATTTCAAAAAAGACAAATCCTCCGGGGTGGAGGTTACGCTTCCAAGCGAGTCCTCAGTCGCTGAGAAGTTCGGACTGAGTGAATTGCCCGAGGATTTTGCCACAATTGTGACATTCCGTGTACGAGCCGGGTCGTTACCTATAACGTTGGACGGCATCTACGACCACAATGAGAACCTCACGAATTACAAGATGGCAGAAGGGGACAGTGTGACAGTGCTCATCAGCAAGGTGGACGGCTTCCGCTACCAGATATTGAATCATTCAAGCTAAAAACAGATATACGATGAGAAGGATAGACTTTCAGCATTTTAATGTTTACCTGTCGGTCAGCCACAAGGAGGCGCGGCCGATGGACGTTCGCGAGACCTTCGCGGACATGATATACAACAACGTGAACGGCATCAAGGCGCACGCCCTCGCCCTGAAGATATACGAGAGTGAGGGGGAGGCGGACTACACCGATGACGAGGTGAAACTTGTGCGCGTCGTCGCCGAGCGTCTTTGCGTTCCCGGCTTCATAGACGGACTGAACGAGCAGTTGGATAATAACCCTAACAACGAATGATATGACAGACGAGGAGAAGAAGACCGTCGTTCAGGAAGTCCTGAACCAGATAAAGACAGACAGTCAGAGTGTGGACGAACTGGAAACCGCCACCTCACTTGACAGCGTGAACTCACTCCCGGCCATGCAGGGTGAGAAGGTTGTCCGTGTGCCTGTGTCCCTGCTTGCGAAACCTGCGGAAGACGCGGCCAAGAGAGCAAACGCAGCCGCCGCCACAGCGGACGCATCATCGAGAGCGGCCGGAACTGCGGCACAGCAGGCCAAAGACGCGGCAGATGTGGCTTCCGGCGCGGCACTCACGGCCAACAATTCGGCCATGCTTGCCGATGCGGCCACGGCAAAGCTGAATGATGCCATCGCAGCGGCCAACACCCACCCGGTGGTGCTGGTGAACAGCCTTATCGGTGATGCCGACCGCATATTCAGTGACTGGTCTGAAGCGTTGGAGACCATTGCCGGCAACGAGAGCACCGGTGGGGAGAAAGTGTTCACCACCGGCTGCGTGATGATATTCAGAAGTGCGGACGGCTGGGAGTCCTGGCAGTTCACCGGTGACCCAGACAACGACCTCCATGATGCGGAGAAATGGCAGGAATATGCCACAGGCGGCAGTGGCGGAAACACCTGCAACGTGACAGAGGAAATCCCGCTTGAGAGTGGTTACTACACATTGGCGACCGCCATTGTTGCCGTGGAGGAGAAGAAACGTGCCAAGGGACGCTGCATCACCTACGAGACGGCACAGGGCAAGTGGGAGACCAAACAGTTCATCGGCACGAGCCTTGACAGTTGGGAACAGGTGGCGAGCTGGGAGGACTTCGGCGGTGCGGGCAACGTGAAGAGCATTTCTGTAAACGGAAAGAAACAGACGCTTGACAGCGCGGGCAACGTGAACCTCACCATCAACGAGACAGAGGTGGACGAGAGCCTGAACACGAACTCCACCAATCCGGTGCAGAACGCGGCCGTGGCCGCCAAACTTGCAGAGGTCGAAGCCAACACCATATTCGGCGGCAGTGCCGAACTGAGCGATGACGAGAGCACCGTGCGTGTGACGCTGACCAACAAGAGTGGTGCGGAGGTCGTAGGTCTGGACATACCGGCAGGAAAAGGCGGCGGTGGCGGAGAAACCTCCACCACCAAAATCGTGTTGACGGCAGAAACAGACAAGTCCGTCATCAAGGAAGGCGACAAGGCCACACTCACATGGTTCTACGACCACCAGTACAGCAGCGGTGACGAGAAGGGGACATCGACGGGGCAGAAAGCCACGGTGGAGATACAGATGAAACGCGGCGCGACGCTGATGTATTCCGATACGCAGCAGGACGTGAGCAAGGGCACCTATACGCTGGACCTGACGAAATACCTCCTTTTGGGCACGACTGACATCTATGTGAAGGCCACCACCACCGATCCGACCACAGGCAAGACGCAGACCAAGCAGAGCTATGTAAGCGTGAAGGCGGTGACGCTTGCACTGACGAGCGGTTTCAATATTGCCGAGTGCATTGCAAAGGGTGGTTATGGCGTGAGCGAGAATGTGGGCATACCCTATGCCGTAAGCGGAAGCGGTACAAAGACCGTCACCCTCTATGTGGACGGCATACAGAAAGATTCCGTTTCTGTCACGAGGAGCGGTACGACCAACGGTAGTTTTACGCTCTCCATGTCCGGGCTTGCTGTCGGCAGGCATACCGTGCAGATGGTGGCCGAGATGAAGGCAAGCGAGGAACTGACACTGAAGAGCGAGAGCATCTATTTCGATATATTGAAGACCGGCAGCAGCGCTCCATATATAGGAACCAAGATAACCTTCAAGGACGGGCGCGTCTTTACGGCAGACCATCTCACCCCGACTATCGACACAGGCCAGTATGAGCAGGTGTTGTTCGACTTCGTGGCGTATGACCCGACAGCGACCCCTGCAAGCATGAGCGTGTGGAGGGACGGCATAAGGACACAAACGGTGAGCGTGCCGAGAACGGTGCAGACCTACACGAACCGTTTCCTGGAGAAAGGCGCGGTTGCGATGGTGCTGAAGTGCGGCACGACCGAATACAAGTTCAATGTGAACGTGACGGAGAGCGGCATCGACCTTGGCGAGGTGACATCGGGACTGGTGCTGAAGCTGACGGCAGCGGGCAGGAGCAATGCGGAGAGCAGTCCTGCGGAATGGCGTTATAACGACGTTCAAACGGCGTTTGAAGGCTTTGACTGGCAGAGCAACGGCTGGACGGGTGACGCGCTGAAACTGACGAACGGCGCGAACATCGAGATAGGCTGCAAACCATTCGGCAACGATGCTACGACCACTGGTGCGACTTACGAGATGGAACTGACCTGCACCAATGTGACCGACCGCAAGGGCACGGTGGTGGACTGTATGGCCGGCAATGTCGGTTTCAGACTGACCACGCAGGAGGCGCTGATGCGCACGGGCGCAGGCTCGGAAGTGGGCACGAAGTTCGCGAGCGGCATGACACTGAAGATAGCCTTCGTGGTCCAGGAGAAGAAGGGCAACCGGCTGATGGAACTGTATGTGAACGGCATATTGAGCGGTGCAAAGCAGTACGCCCCGACAGACAGCCTTCTGCAGGACGAGCCGGCCAACATCAGGATAACGAGTGAGAGCGCGGACGTGGAGGTAAGGAACCTGCGCATATACAACCGTGCATTGGGCGATGACGAGGAACTTGCCAACTACATGGTGGACCGCCCGACGAGCGATGAGATGGTGTTTCTGTTCGAGAAGAACCAGGTGATGGACGACGAGGGCACTGATGTCGATATAGACAAGCTGAGGGCGATGGGCAAGAGCGTGATGCGCATCGTGGGCGACGTTAACTTAGTGAACCAGACGAACAACAAGAAGTTCGAGGTGCCGGTCGATATATACTTCTATTCGGCCTACGGCAAGGAGTATGACTTCATCATCTACCAGTGCGGTCTGCGCATACAGGGAACATCATCGACGACCTACCCGAGAAAGAACTACCGCATATACTTCTCAAGAGAGAGCAAGTACGGCACGAAGTTGTATGTGAACGGAGTGGAGGTTCCTGACTTCAAGTATTCGTTCAAGCCGGGGGCACGTCCCATTGACATTTTCTGTCTGAAAGCCGACTTCTCGGACTCGTCCTCAACGCACAACCCCGGCGGTGTGCGCATCGTGAACGATATTTGGAAGAAATGCGGCTGGCTGACTCCGCCACAGGCGGCATACAAAGGCAACTACGACGTGAGAATCGGCGTGGACGGTTTCCCTATGGACCTGTTCTATGACAACGACGGGACAGGTGAGAACGTGTACTTAGGCAAGTACAACTTCCTGAACGAGAAGAGCGGCAGCGGCATCATCTACGGCTTTGAGGGTATCGAGGGTTTCAATGACGAAGCAACACTCAATGGTGAACGCAACAAGTGCATCTGTCTGGAGTTTCTGAACAACTCTGAGGCACTGTGTCTGTTCGGTACGAGCAACATGGACTCGTTTGACGACGCACTGGAGTTCCGTTTCAAGGCCGATGACACATGGGCGACGGCGCACGAGGACGACAAGGCAGCTGTGAAACGCCTTTGGGAATGGATTTATTCGTGCAAGGGCAACCCGACAAAGTTCTTGAACGAATATGAGGGCTATTTCGGCAACGACTCGCCCTTTGCATGGTATCTGATAACCGACTACCTGATGGCTGTCGATAACCGCGCGAAGAACATGATGCTCGTGACATGGGACGGCAAGATATGGTACTTCATTCCCTACGACATGGATACCATCTTCGGCGAGCGGAATGACTCGGTGCTGAAGTACGACTACACGATAACGTGGGAGACGATGGACGAGAGCATCGGCTCGTATGCCTTTGCAGGGCATGACTCGGTATTGTGGGAGCTGGTGAGAGGCTGCCCCGACAAGTTGCGCGAGGTGGCCGACAAGCTGCGCTCTACCATGTCGTTGGAATATGTGCTGAAAGTGTTCAACGAGAAGCAGATGGGCAACTGGTGCGAGCGCATCTACAACAAGGACGGTATCTATAAGTATATCAAACCGCTCACGGATGGCGTGACGAGTGCTGACGGAACGACCAATTACTACGACTACCTGTACGCGTTGCAGGGCAGCCGGTACGCCCACCGCACCTTCACCATTCAGAACCGCTTCGCCCTGCTTGACAGTCAGTATGTGTGCGGCACATACAGAAAGGACAGCTTTGCGGCCTACTTCGGCTACAAATTTGGCTCGGATAACCGCAAAATAAGAATCACGGCAAGCGAGCGTTACTACTTCGGATACGGCTACACAAGCGGAACGCCTCACCAAAGTGCGGTGCTGGCCGAGGACACGGGTAGCACGGTAAACCTGACATTGGATACAGATCTCATTGTGAACGACCCGCAGTACATCTACGGCGCAAGCCGCATCATGGGGCTTGACCTGACGGACGTGAGCCACGCTATACTGCAGACGCTGAACCTGAACAACTGCACGGCACTGAGGACGCTGGACGTGAGCTGTGCCCAGGCACAGACAACGCTGAACGCCCTGTTGGTAAACGGTTGTCGGAACTTGCGGACATTGAGCATGACCGGTCTGAAGTCCACAGCCTTTACAGGCATAGACCTGAGTAACAACACGAAGTTGGAGACACTGAAAGCAGGCCGGACGGCACTGACAGGCGTGAACTTCGCACAGGGTGCTCCGCTGACGAGCGTAACGCTCCCGGCAACGTTGCAGACACTGGAACTACGCTACCTGAGCAAACTGACGACCAGCGGTCTGACATTAGAGGGCACGGGCAATATCACACGCTTTGTAGTGGATAATTGTCCCGGCATAGACTGGCAGACATTGTATGCAAGATGTACCAATGTAAAGTATCTGCGCGTGACTGGTATCGACATGGAGGGCGACGGCAGCCTGCTGACCTCGCTGATGGCGATTGGCGGCGTGGACGAGAACGGTGGCAACGTGGATACCTGCCGACTGGTGGGCACATACCGACTGACGCAATACAAGGCCGATGAAGAGTACGATGCACTGCAGCGGCACTTCCCCGAACTGAACATTGTACAGCCCGAATACACCATGCTGGAGAGCGACGAGAGTGTGGCAGACGATGCGAATATCTCCAATCTTGACAACGGAACGGGCTACAAGTACGGCAACGACTACAAGCCGAGCGGGCACATAGAGGCAATCTTCAAGAACCGCCACCGTGTGCTGGCGAAGGTGACAAAGAAGGCTACGACAAGAAATGTGAACATCGCCAATGTGGATACCGTGGTGAACAACCTTGACGGTGAGATGACATATTGCCCACTTGCAGACACGGACAGCAACAAGTATTATGATGGCACGGTTGCAAAGCTGGACGGCACGGAGGGCGACTGGATGATGTATGAGCCATTCTTCTGGAGCAAGGGCATCAACGACTTCCTGAACGGCAAGAACTACAGCTGCTACAGTTCAAGGGACAAGGACCACATGCCGACGGTGCCGAACGTGGACGTGCTTACGCTTGCGGACATCAAGGCACGTCAAGGCGGTTATACCAGCGGAAAGAAGATAATGAGCGGCAAGGACACCATCAAGAACTCCTACAGCACAGACAGCACCTATTCCGTATGTATGGTCGATGTCAGCGGTTACAAGAAAGTACGCTGGCCGAGTGTGCCAGGAACCAATCTCGTAGGCTCAATATTTGCTGATGCAAGCGGTAATGTGGTGAAAGACATCGTGGTTCCGACTCTGGGCAGCCGTTTCGAGGCCGGTATGTATCTTATATCAGATGTTCCGGAAGGTGCGACAGCATTGTATTTCTCCATTTTGAACACGGCAGAGTTCGATAAGGTAGTCCTCTCCAACAGTGAGAAGATAGAGGACATGGAGCCGGAGTGGTTCGCCAATGACGAGCACTTGTGCGCCGTTGTGGGCAGCTCGGTAGTCGGCAGCAAGTTGCGCTCTGCCATAACAGGCAACAGCACCACCGGCAGTATGTCATGGACGGACTTCCACTATTACAGCGTACAGCGAGGCATGCAGCAGATAGACGCGCTGATGCACTTCCGTATTGCCAACTTGAGCTATGCCAAGTATGGGCGCAGGAATATGCAGGAACAGTGCGGTGCCGGCCAGCATTCCTATATGAGAACAACCGGCGGTACAGCGTCAAGAGGTATGCAGGACACCATTGGCTTTGAGGAGGCAAGCGGAATCAACCCGAATGTGACAAACAACACCTCCGATGCAGGCGTGCACCTGTATGCCTGGTATATAGAGAAAGACGAGTACGGAGCCACAAAGGTGACTCAGGTGAACAACATCTGCTGCATAGGTTACGAGGACATCTACGGAAACAAGTACGACATGATGGACGGTGTGGACTTGCCGAACACGAGCGGTAACGTCGGCAAGTGGCGTATCTGGCTACCTGACGGTACAGCCCTTATGATAAAAGGTATGACCAACAGCGACTACTGGATAACCACTGTGGCACATGGCAAGCTGATGGCCGTGATACCTGTTGGAGCCATGAATGGCTCGTCCACCACCTACTATTCTGACAAGTACTGGTTCAGTTCGGCAT